CGAAGATTTGCGACCTGTTGAAGGCGGCGACGTTTATCGCGTTCCTTTGGCTAACGTGGATCTGGGTGCTGCTTCACTCGTTGAAACCGACGAGCGTGTCACGATGGCTTCGAAACTTATTCTTGCTGGGTTCGATCCTTCTGGCGTTTTGGCTGCTCTAGACTTGCCAAAGATCACGCACTCTGGTGTTCCAAGTGTTCAGTTGCAAAGCGTTGCTCAGATTGATCCTGAAGCACCTGAATCTGTCTATGACGTACAACGCACACATGACGTGAACGTACAGATGCCAGAAACAATTGTGAATGTTCCACCTGCAGTGATCAACGTCGCTCCACCTAATATCACAGTTGAAGCACCACAGCAAAGAACAACAATTCGAACAGTCGAGCGTGACGACAATGGTCACATCGTAAACATTATTGAAAGAGTTGAAAACTAATGGCAACAGGAATGAGTGCGTATCTAGCAAACAGTTTGCTGAACGCTTTAGGAAACAACACCGCTTTTGCAGTAACTGCTCCGTATGTGCAACTGCACGTTGGTGATCCTGCTGCTAATGGCACTGCTAATCCTGCAACAGAAACAACTCGTAAGGCTGTGTCATTCGCTGGCGCATCTGGTGGTTCTATCGCTTCTGATGCTGATGTTACTTGGACAAACATTAGTGGCAGTCAAGATGCAACATTCTTCACTGCATGGGATTCATTAACTGCTGGAAACTTCTTGTTCTCTGGAACAATTACTGGTAACCCTTACACAGCAGGCGACACTTATACAATCACTGCTGGTTCTTTCACAACATCTTTGACCCTAGCGAGTTAAGCCATGAGTTCGTCTGAACTCAACGACTTTGTTCTGAACACTGATCGTGTGGTTCGACTTGCTCAAATGGTGCTTGATGCACGCAAACTTGATCAATCTGTCGTTGGTGGAAAGTCTGCCTATGATGCTGGTGACCTTACTTACAACACAACTGTTTCAACTTATGACGGCACGCTTACAACTCTTGCTTACGGATCAGCACCGCTTGGTTCTCTGACTGCATCTGTAAGTTCGACACCAGTAGTTGTTGTTTCTGCATCTGCAACTTTGGGTGCAATCGTTAGTTCTGCCAGTTCAAGCGTCACACATCAGGCTTCTGCTGCTGCTTCTCTAGGCGTTTTACAGGCATCCAGTAGTTCACAAGTTAGTCATCAAGCAAGTGCTGCAAGTGGCTTAGGATCGCTGTCTGCCACAGCAAACACCATTCCACAGATACTTCCAGTCTTTGCTTCTGATCTTGGTGGATTGACAAGTGTTTCCAATTCTGTCGTTATACATGTTGCAGCGGCTGAGTCTGCTCTTGGAGCGATGACTTCAAATGCAAACACCACGCCAACAATCAAACCCGTATTTATGGGTTCACTTGGAACACTCGATGCAAGTGCCACTGCAACTGTTATACCGCCAACACCACCAGAACCAGAACCGCAAGAGTACGGATCAAACAGACCTTATCCAGCACCACCACGCAGGCAACCAAAGCCTGAACCAATTCCACAACCAGCACCAGTTGTCATCACACAAACATTGCCAGCACGACCAGTCAAAATGCCTGCAACTATTTTCGCCACGACTAGCAGCCTGCAAGGAACATTGAAGTTTGATGTTGTTTCACAGATAGAATGGTCAATACTAGAAGATGAAGCAGAACTGCTTCTGATGCTCTAAGGATTTTTATGGCAATTACATCTGGACAACAAACAATTGGCACTACTCGTCAATTGGTAGATGGGATTTCTCCAAATCCTTCACGATTACACATTCATAACATGGATAATTCTGCTGACATTTATTTGGGTAATGAAGGTGTTACAACTTCAAACGGTTTAGCATTACCAAAGTTGGATAGCATCGAATTAGTTTTGAATGCTGGTGAATCACTTTATGCAGTTTCTGCAACAGGTTCACATTCAATTTCTTGGTTAAGGCAGACACAATACTGATGCCTTACTTCATAACAGACAAAGCAGAAGGTTGCTCAGGATGGGCGACTATAAAAGACGATGGCGAAATCATGGGCTGTCACACAACAAAGCAAGCAGCAATTGATCAGATGGTTGCAATCTCAATTTCAGAGGACATTGAAGTTGGTGGCGAAAGAATTGAGTCAGGGCCATTAGCAGTCATTGTAGACATTGACGGCACACTCATTTCTGGTGGTCGCTTGATTCAAAAAACCTATAACTACATAGATGACATGGAAGATACAGAAATCTTCATTGTCACTGGTCGTAATGACTCAGAGCGTGAATCAACAATTGCAGAACTAGATGCTTTGGGAATTGATTATGATCGCTTGTTCATGAATCCAAGCAGCACTGCTGACACTCCTGAGTTTAAGAAGGCAACTGCAGAAAAACTTCTTGAAGAATACAACGTCATTATTGCTATTGATAACAACGAAGCAAATCGCAAGGTCTACCGCGAACTTGGAATCACTGCGTTAGATGTTTCAGACGTTCCTGATGTTCCTTCTGATGAGAATGATCCTGATGAAGAAGATGTGCGTGCCATCAACCAAGATGCACCTGCATTTATGAGAGCCGCTGCAAGACGAGGACTTGCCTTCTACGAAGAAGGAAAAGGCGGGGATGGTCTTGTTGATAAAACCATCAGAGAAGCACGCCTAATGGCAGATGGTCAAGTTTCAGATGACAAATGGATTCGTATCGCCGCATGGATTGCTCGTCACATGTCTGACCTTGACGCACCTGCTGCCAATCCAAGCAATGAGAACTATCCAAGTGCAGGAGTTGTGGCACATTTCCTATGGGGAAGTGGCGCGTCAAAGCAACAAGCAATGAGAACTCAGAACTATGCTGAACGGGTAGTTGAACGAATTCGCGCACAAGAAGAAGATCGAAACACTTTGCAGAACGATAAGTGGAAGTCAATCGCGCTAAACTTAAACAAAGACGAAAGGCAACAAATGACCACACAAGTAGAACGCCGCGTTAATACCGTTGAGTTCGATGTTCGCAATGGCGAAGCATCAGCAGACGGCATGAGTTTCACAGGATACGCAGCAGTATTCAATTCACCTTCAGAGCCACTGCCTTTCACTGAAGTAATCAAAGAAGGCGCATTCAAGCGTTCACTTAAGTCACGCAACGAAGTCAAGTTGTTTATGAACCACAACACAGATGTTGTTCTTGGTTCTACACGCGCTGGAACTTTGCGCTTGACTGAAGATTCGCGTGGACTTCTTGCTCAGGCTGATCTGCCTGACACATCTGCAGGTCGCGACCTTTCTGTTCTTATGAAGCGCGGCGACGTTTCTTCAATGTCATTTGGTTTCAGCGTTCCACCTAAAGGTGACGCATGGAGTCAAGACGGAGCAACCCGCGAACTGCATCAAATCCGTTTGCACGAAGTTTCAATTGTTACTGGGTTCCCTGCCTATTCAGCAACAACTGCATCAGTGCGTTCTTTGGACATTCTTGCAACTAGAACTGCGGTTGATGTTGATGCGTTGTCAGATGCAATCACACGACTAGAAGCAGGCGAAACATTAGAACCAGAACACGCTGATCTAATCAGTGAGGTGGTTTCCAAGTTACGCGCTACAGAACCAGCAAATCTTGCACTACTAGAACTAAAGCGCAAGCAACTCGATCTAATGGCAAAGGTATTCTAATGAATCATGAAGAAGTTAAAAAGGCATATCTATCCGCTGTTGGTAATCCTGAGTCTGGCGTTTTTGTTGATTTCGCCGATGCTGTATCTGAAGCCATAGTCAAAGCCTGCTGTCCTGAAGAAGAAAAAGCAGTCGAACCAGTTAAAGAAGTTCGAGTTGTGAAGGTCGAAGAAACTCGCTAACATTTTTACAAAGAACAGGCTCAGATGTGGGGAAGCATCTGGGTCTGTTTTTATTTGTGCCATAATTAAGTTGTGCAATTGAGTGGAGCCACCGTTGTGCTTACTGTCGTGGAGCCACGCAGATTTTTAAGACCTCATCCAATCTAAGACTTTAGGAGTCCACATGTCTGACTACATTCGTCAGCAAGCGGAAGCACGCGCAAAGGCTTGGGAAGAAGCAAAGGCTCTTCTCGATTCTGCAGCAGCAGAAAAGCGCGATCTTTCAGCAGAAGAAAACCAAACATACGACCGCATCATGGCTGATCTTGATCAGCGTGCTGCAACAATCGACACCATCAAGGCACAAGCAGAGCGCGAAGAACGTGCCGCTGAAGCCATGAAGGGTTTCGAAGCACAAGCACGACCAGAGATCATGATTCCATCAGTCAATGATGCAGACATGATCCGTTCCCTAGCACGCGGCGAAATTCGTTCACACATGTTCGAGAAGCGCGACGTCACAAAGGGTTCAACTGGCGCACCAGTTCCAACATCCTTCTACGATCAGGTAATCATGCTTGCTCGTCACGTTGGTCCAATGTTGGAAACATCAACAATCCTTAACACTGCTGGTGGCGAAAACCTTCAGATTCCATCACTATCTGCCTACTCAACTGGCACTGTGACTTCTGAAGCATCTGTAATTGGCGAGAGCGATCCAACCTTCAATGCCTTCAAGACTCTTGGCGCATTCAAGTATTCATTCCTAACCCAGATCAGCACTGAATTAGCAGCCGACGCTGGCATTGACATTTTGTCATTCCTCGCCGCAAATACAGGCAATGCTTTGGGCTATGATGTCAATGCTGCCCTTACAACAGGAACTGGAACGGTACAGCCAACAGGCATCGTATCTGCTGCAGGTTCAGGCGTAACTGGTGGAACTGGCGTTTCAGGTGCATTCACTGCTGACAACTTGATCAACCTTGTTTACTCAGTAGACACTGCTGGTCGTCGTATGGCAGGCACGGGATGGCAAATGAATGCAACAAGCATTGCTGCAGTCAGGAAATTGAAAGATACTGCTGGTCAGTACCTGTTTAGTCCATCACTTTCAGCAGATGCGCGTGACCTTCTTCTTGGTTACCCAATCTACGAAAACCCAGCAATGGCATCGCCAGCAACAAGTGCAAAGTCAGTTATCTTCGGAAACCTTTCTTCGTACTTCGCTCGCACCGTTGGTGGAATTCAACTAGATCGAAGCGACGATTTCGCGTTCTCTTCGGGGCTCATAACCTTCAGAAGCACAATGCGCGTCGATGGAAATCTAATCCAGCCATCACATGTTAAGTACTTCATTGGTGCTGCTTCCTAATCTGATTAGGTAAAAACGTAAAACCCCGCAGGAGCGCAGGCCTGCGGGGTTTTACTTTGTCTTTTTTGCGTGTCTATTGGGTTTTTGAATGTATTTCAGGTACAGTCAAACGACTGCGACAAGGAGCAACATGACAAAACAATCTGGAATGCGAATCGGCTGGGTGTCCAATAGTCCTTGGGCTGGAACTGGATACGGCACTCAAACAAACGCTGTGACCCAAAGACTCAAAGAAGATGGTCATGATGTTGCGATCTTTAACAACTACGGTCTTGAAGGTTGCAACAATGAATGGAACGGAATACCGATCTATCAACGTGGCGCGGAAATGTATTCAAACGATGTTGTTCCTGCACACATGCACCACTGGTCATCACAGAATGAAAAGCAACCACACTTCTTGATCACTCTCTACGATGTCTGGGTATTCAAAGGCCCACGATGGGCTGACTGGAATGTTGCTTCATGGGTTCCAATCGATCACATTCCAACTCCACCTTCTGTTGCTGCTTGGTGTCGTCAAGATTTTGTAACACCAATTGCAATGAGTCAGTACGGACAAGCAATGTTGGAAAACATTGGCATTGAATCCTTGTACGTTCCACACGGCATTGAATCTGTGTTCAAACCGATGAAGCGTCATAAGGGAATAACTGGTCGTGACTTTATAGACATTGGTGAAGATAAGTTTGTTGTTGGAATGAACGCAGCGAACAAAGGTGTGTCACCTAACCGCAAAGCATTTGGCGAAAACATTCTGGCATTTAGTATGTTCGCGCAAAAACATGACGATGCAGTTCTGTATCTTCACACTGATCAACTTGGTGCTTTGGGTGGAATCAAACTCATGGAACTTCTAAGTGCAGTTGGACTCAAGGAACATCAGTTCAAGTTTGTTGATCCTTACGTCTATCGCACTGGCATTGAT